CAGTTGCTAATTTTATTGGCCGTTCCTCAGAAATCAATCGTGACGAATTAAAATTTCAAAAATTTATTAATAGACTGCGTGCAAGATTTGCGCATCTATTCTATGGTATATTAAAAAAGCAACTAATTCTCAAAGGTATTTGTACTGAAGAGGATTGGGATCAGTGGAAAAATGATATTACAGTTGATTTCATCCGTGATAATCATTTCACCGAATTAAGAGACATGGAAGTTTTAAGAGAAAGACTTCAAACTCTCGATCAAATACAAAACTATGTTGGAGAATATTATTCAAAAGATTGGGTACAGAAAAACATTCTTATGCTTTCTGCTGAAGATGTCGAAAACATGAATAAAACTATGGATGATGAAGGTGATGAAGAACCACCTCAACAAGATCAACAACCGCAAGGAGATGACAGTGAGTGAAGCAGTTAAAGAATTGATTCAAAATGCACTTGATCAAGATTATAATAAGGCAAGCAAATCATTCGGTGATATCATGACCGTAAAACTTAGTGATGTCTTAGATCAAGAAACAATTAGATTATCTAATACTATTTACAATGGAGTAGAGGATGATGAAGAAGAAACCGATATTGATGACGATGACCAACTCGAACTTGACCTTGAAGGAGAGGGGGAGTCTGAATCGGAAGAACAGGATGATGAGGAAGATGACGAAGTCGAAGATAACGCCGACGATGACGAGGATTCCGGAGACGAAGAAGAATCCTGATGAGTAAAAATTTATTTTTTTATAAATAATAGGAATAAGTAAAATGAAAACATTTACTGAATTACGAGAATTAACTGGTAGAAAACCTGAGGGCAAAATTGTCTTCGATAAAAAAATCCAGAGGGTTTCAGTTAAGATTCATAAAGAAAGAAATGGTTTTGTTGCTTATGTAGATGGCGATAGACTCGATGTTTACAAATCACAAAAAGAAGCAGAGAAAGCTTCTACTGAATTTATAAAACAGATGAGAGGTTAAAGGTATGCAAATTAGACCACTCGGAGCAAGATTTACGGCAAGCGGTGGCGCGAACGCGACTGATGGAGATAATGCCACAGTGCTTTATGTTGCATGTCAATCTGCTTCTCTTGTTACATTATCAAACGGTGGCACATTTCAAATGCCGTCTAATACAACATTGATTTTACATAAAGAAAAAACTGAAACAGTGTATGCAAATACTGCCAGCGTTTATTTTACTAAAATCGCTTATCCAAGAGGATAAAAATAATGAAACTCATTGCAGAATATACCGAAGATAATTTAGAATATATCACTGAAGCAACTAAAGATGGTGGCAAAAAATATGTCATCGAAGGTATATTCATGCAAGCAGAGCAAAAGAATCGTAACGGTCGTGTATATCCAAAGCCGATCATGGAAAAGGCACTTAACAAATATGTTACAGAGCAAGTTTCTAAAGGTCGTGCAGTTGGTGAACTGAATCACCCTGAAGGACCGACCGTTAATCTAGACAAAGTTTCTCACAAGATCGAATCCCTTGATTGGAAAGGTAACGATGTTGTGGGTAAGGCGACTATTTTGGAAACTCCTATGGGACAGATTGTAAAAGGTTTGTTAGACGGAGGAGTCAAACTGGGCGTCTCAACTCGTGGTATGGGAAGCCTAGAGAATCGTAATGGCACTATGGTTGTAAAACCAGATTTTCTACTCAATGCAGTAGATATCGTCCAAGACCCATCTGCTCCTAGCGCATTTGTTAATGGAGTTATGGAAGGTGTAGAATGGGTTTGGAATAATGGCATTATAGAAGCTCAGGCAATTGAAAAGATAGAGACTGAAATTAAGAAAGCTTCTCGGACTGACCTCTATGAGACTCAGGTTCGTGAGTTTAAGAATTTCCTCTCGTTGCTTAAATCTAAACAATAGGGAGTCACTTATGACTGAAGATCAAATGATTGAAGATCAGGAAGTTGAACTCCATGACGAAGTAACGGACGAAGTCGTGGAAGAAGGAACTCACGATCCTAAAAATGCCGAGGCTCAATCAGTCGCTTCTGTAGACAAAGCAGGTGAAGCCACTGGATCCGCTCCAAAGCGGAAAGGTGACCAAACCAAACAGGATCCAATGCCTAAAACTAAAGCAGCAATGATTAATGCTATGTACACTAAAATGAATGGCATGAATAAATCAAATCTGCAAGCTGCTTATGGCAAAATGATGGATGACGTTAATGAAGATCAATTTGAAGGTGAAGTCGTTGCTGAAAAGCAAGATCTTGACTATCAAGTAGATTTCTCAAACGACCTGAATGCACTTGTCGAATCAGAAGCAACATTGTCTGAAGAGTTCAAGGAAAAGGCAGAAGTAATTTTCGAAGCAGCAATTAAATCAAAGCTTGCTGAAGAAATTGATCGCCTCGAAGAGAAGTACAACGAAGAACTTGCCGAAGAAGTTGAATCTACTAAAGCAGATCTCGTTGAAAAAGTCGATAGCTATCTTAACTACGTTGTTGAGAACTGGATGGAAGAAAATAAACTTGCCGTTCAGTCTGGCCTGAGAACTGAAATCGCTGAGAAGTTCATGAACAGTTTGAAAGATCTGTTTACTGAATCTTACATCGATGTCCCAGAATCAAAGGTTGACCTAGTTGACGAACTTGCTGCAGAGAATGAGGAACTCGAAGAGAAACTCAATGCTCAAACTGGTAAGTCGATTGCTATGCAAGAAGAACTGGAAGTTCTGAAGCGTGACAAAATTGTCCGTGAAGCTTCACGTGATCTTGCTGACACTCAAGTCGAAAAATTAAAAGGTTTGGTAGAAGATATTGATTTCGAAGACGAAGAAACTTTCGCTAAGAAAGTTGACACAGTCAAAGAATCTTACTTCTCCAAAAAAGTATCTGAGTCTGCTGACATTGAAGAAGATGCTACCGATGGTGACGCACCAATGGTAGAAGCTTCCGATACCATGGCTCAGTATTTAAGTGCAATCCAAAAAACTAACAAAAAATAATTTGGGAGTCCAAAAAAATGAACACAGTATCTTACGATGCGCTGATGGAAAAATGGGCACCTGTACTGAACGAAGAGTCAGCAGGCGTCATTAAAGATCAGCACCGGAAAGCAGTAACTGCTGCTATTCTGGAAAACCAAGAAATCGCCCTTCGCGAAGAAGGTATGATTAACGAAAACAACGACACCTCAACTGTAACTGGTGGCGGTACTGCTAACTGGAATCCAGTTCTTATTGCTCTTGTTCGTCGTGCAATGCCTAACTTGATGGCATACGACATCTGTGGTGTTCAGCCAATGTCTGGTCCAACAGGTCTCATCTTCGCGATGAAGTCTCGTTTCCAAACAACCAAAGCAGGTGTATCATCTGGTGACGAAGCACTGTTTAACGAAGCTGCAGTAAACTTCTCAGGTGATTCAACAACTGCTGGTCAGTTCGCCGACCCATCAGGTCTCCGCGATTTGGCTGACGGTTCACACGTCGCTGCTGATTCTTCAATCAATAATGAGCGTGATTCAGACTTGCCTAACTCAAATGTCGATCTCTACTCAACTGCCGAAGCAGAAGCACTTGGTGTATCTGGTGGTGAGCAGTTTGCAGAGATGGGTTTCACCATCGAAAAAGCAACAGTGACTGCAAAGTCACGTGCTCTGAAAGCAGAATACACTCTGGAACTGGCACAAGACTTGAAAGCGATTCATGGTCTCGACGCCGAAACAGAGTTGGCAAATATTCTGTCAACAGAAATTATGGCTGAAATCAACCGCGAAGTCATCCGTACAATCAACTCACAAGCGAAAACTGGTGCTGGTACAACAAACACTGCCATCAACGGTATTTTCGACATCCAAACAGATGCCGATGGTCGCTGGTCAGTTGAGAAGTTCAAAGGTCTGATTCTTCAGATCGAGCGTGAAGCAAACGTTATCGCGAAAGAAACACGTCGCGGTAAAGGTAACTTCATGGTTTGTTCTTCAGACGTTGCATCTGCTCTTGCAGCTTCAGGCATGCTGGACTACTCACCTGCAATGTCAACAAACCTGAACGTTGACGATACAGGTAACACCTTCGCTGGTGTGCTGAATGGTCGTATGCGTGTATATGTTGACCCATATGCCGTTTCCGATTATATCAACGTCGGTTACAAAGGTACGAACCCATATGACGCTGGTCTGTTCTACTGCCCATACGTTCCATTGACAATGGTACGTGCGGTTGGTGAAGACACCTTCCAGCCGAAGATTGGTTTCAAGACTCGCTACGGTATGGCATCAAACCCATTCGTAGGTGCGACCCCAGCAAGCGGTCTCGCTGCAGCGAAGTCAAACCAGTACTATCGCATCTTCCGCGTCGACAATATCCTCGGTGCGTAGATAATAAAAAGAAGATAAAAAAAACAAACTGGGAGGGGTTTTCCCCTCCCTTTTTTGTGATAGAATTATTATAAATAGAGTTATGGCAACACTAACAGAAAATTTTAATTACCTACAACCCACCAGTTTTAAGTTGGTGATTGATAGAAGAAACTATCCTAACTTAGAGTTCTTCTGTCAAAACGTCACACATCCTGGAATGTTGATGAATTCGGTAGAGGTTCCATTCCGAAGAGTTGCTGGGGTTCCATTTCCTGGGGATACACTAACGTTCAACGAATTAAGCACCAACATTATATTAGATGAAGATTTAACTTCTTACAATGAAATGTTTTCTTGGATTCGTAGATTATTAGAAACGAATATGGGTAAAGGTGGTAGAGGTAATATTCAATCTGATGTAGATGCACCAACTTATTCAGATATCACATTATCTATTTTATCGAGTCACAATAATTTGACAAAACAAGTTAGATATATAGATTGTATTCCTACTTCTTTGGGTGATATTCAATTCCAGTCTACATCTGGTGGTTCAGATTTTATTACATTCAATGCTTCTTTTAGATTTAATTATTTTGAATTAGTATAAGGGTTCTATCATGGCAGTATTTGCAACAAAAGGTTGTATTTGGAATATCGACGTTACTGACAATAGTTTTCAATCGACAAATTTAACTGTTAGTACTCTAGATGCGGTTAAAAAGCAATTACCAATCTGGAGATTCAATACGAATCCTGGAACTAAAATTCGAAAACTTACATTTGACGGACACCCAAATACTGCAAAAATATTTTTTAATCATAGCGGCAGAGTACAAGGAACTGGTATTGTAGATGATTTTGTTCTCATCAATACTTGGGGTGTAGAACCTATTCGTATTGCTGGTACGGGATATATCGGTCCAAAGAAAATTACACAATATTCATTTAATGTTGGGCAGAGTGTTACTACCAGAGCAATCGGAGGTATGGGCGGTGCTTCTGGTGGTCAAATAGGATGGTTTGGTAATATGAGATGTAGACTGCGTAGACCTTCTAATTCTCAGTGGTTGTTGGAATGGAAATGGAATGTTGTTGACTATAGAAATTTAGGAGCAGGTAGCAGGAATATGTCTTCAGTTTTTACTCCACACCATAACGCACAAGGCGAATTCGTAGAAGGTGGGGGAAACCAAAAAGTTGAATACAGAGCTGGAGCTCACTCTCGCGATGAACGACATATTGGTATGGCCACAACAATTCCGACTTCCGGCAATCCAATTCCTGGAAAAAGGTATTGGTGGGTTGTCACAAACAATAAAGCGAACTGGGGAATGAGCATTCGATTTAGAAATTATGGCATTAATTACTATATGAATGGTACAGGATGGAATCAAGATGGTAGAGTTAGTCAATCTACAAATAGTACGATGGTAAATAATCAAGGCAACAGTTTAGGCATACAAGGACAATTTGATTACGTTTCTACCGATCCTGTTACAGCAGCACCATTTTGGAATGGTACTATAGTTCAATAGCAAGGAATTCCAAATGGCAAGAAAGCAATTTTCAAGTAAGAATAGAAGTCTCGCGCGATTGATTGCAGATAACACAGGATCAATCGATACGACTGCTGCTAATGTAGATTCTTCTGTTCCTCATACTTTAGACGTTTCTCCTGAAACATTTACGATAAACGTCGATGCCCCAGGAGCAGGTAGTGGTCCTCCTTGGTTATGGACTTGGAATCCTGGAACTGTAGCATATTCTAGAGTCAGATTAATTAACCAAGAACAATCAAATGTGCCTCTCTATAAAAAAGGCGCATACACTGTGAATAATTTTGCTGCCCATGATACGCATGATGATATGACTCAGTCGCATAAGATTCATCTCAAATGGATTGATGGCGCTGGCACTCAGAACAACGTTTCTTGGATGACTTCAACTCTTAATGTTGCGGGGCAAACAAATCCAAACATTAACGGTGGGGCAGCAACAGAAATACAAAGATTGTCTATTAGTGTTCCAGAAAATTTTACAATTCCTACACTTACAAATCCTACAGTCACATATAATGTCACAAACAGCGGATCCGGTGCATATGTTTTCTCTGGTCCAAGAACTGGTAACAATGTGACAATTGGTCCAGTTCGTAGGGGTGGAACATACACTTTCTCTGTAAATGCCTCTGGGCATCCATTCTATCTAACTACTCTTGATAGTGCTTCATATTCTTCGGGAACTTATGCTGGTGAATACACAACTGGCGTCACAGGTTCGAGAACAGAAACAGGAAATCTTGTGTGGACTGTCGACAGTTCCGCACCTGATACAATGTATTATGCATGTGGCAATCATGCTTCTATGTTCGGTACGATTCAAGTGAAAGATCTGACGGTAGATAGTAATGGGAGTGGGTTATATCAATTATATTTTCAACACGATCAAGAAGGGCATAAGACTGCTGCAGAAATAAGAGAAGTTCCTACGATTCCTGGCAACGTTTGTCTTGTATACAATGCTTCTACTAATCAATTTGAACCTCAAGATCTCGGTATCTATATGGATAACACCACCCAATTCCGAGAAAAGATTATAGATCTTGTTTCCACTGATACCACGCAAAACTTCGTTGATTCTGCAGAGTTGAATACCGAATTAACTTCAAGATTAAAAAGCGATACTATATTCAATATCACTTTATATCAACAAGATGATTTGAGTATCACTACAGGAACTGCTAGATGGTATGCCCCATTTAATCTTGAAGTAACTTCTATCACTCCGCAGTTGGGGACTGCTGCAGATAATACTGTTACAGTGCTGGTAAAGAAAAATGGTTCTACAGCAAAAACTATAACTTTCACTACAGGGCAAACGACTTCTACTGTTTCGAGTCCAACTATTTCGATGAATGAAGGTGATTATTTAACACTAGACGTTACAGCAATAGGAACTACTGCCAAAGGCAAAGACTTAAATGTGCAATTCAAATATAAAAGAGTATAAATAGGGTAAAGGATTTACAATGGCAACGGAATTTAGTATTACATACGATTCAGCATTAACAGAAAATTTTTCTGCTGATTTGGATGGAAGTAATTTGACAGTTAGTAGACAAGAAACAGTATCTGTTGGCATGTATGATAGTACAGAAACAGTATGGACACCGGTCATGGTGCAGCCATGGAAACCAAATGGTGATGGAACGCGATCTAATTGGGATAGCGAAGGGGAAGCAGTTATTTGGTATAAGGAAAATCACTGATGACAAAATTTAAAACCACTACCAGATCAAGTTGTGTTGTTTTCGAAACCGGAAGTCCGAATCACGACAATATTTACATTGATGGTGAAGCATACGATATTACTACTTTATCACATAAGTTCGATGAAACGCCACTCTTTCACACTTCAAATAATTATATTACATCGTTAGAAGCAGCTAGTAATGCGGGTGAATCTATATACAATTCTGGTGCACAAGTAAATACTATTACTGGAAGTCAGCCATATAATTCATTAGCATTATCAAAGTATACAGCATACGCTCAACAACGTGGCGGTACTGCTAACGCTGCAACAAATTGTATGGTTCCTCACAACTTTGTTGACATGGATCCTGATGGTCAGCATGGAGGTGTTTTCCGGTTTACAAATTCTGATGGTGATGAAAGAATCATTTGGAATAAAACTTCATTCCCATTTAATTGGTACTATATAACTTCTTGGCATAATACTGGATCTACAGAAATTTCGAAGAAAAGGCCAGATTATTATACAGGATCTGGTGGTTTAACTGGTAACAATCAATACGGTGATCTTCCAATTCGTCCTATTGCTATTGATGCATCTGGCGAATGGGTCGCATATATTGGATCTTATGCTAGTTGGGCAGAAGGGCAAATGGATAGACCTATGTGGTCTCCTGGTCGTGCTAACATGGATAATCATGCCAGCTTCACACTCAGCACAAATAGATCAGATAACTATCATATTCAGCATATAGGTAAATCTGATGTAGACGGTGATCCTATCTTACTGTACAATTACAGGCATCACGATTATGCTCAAATAATTAAGAAGTATGATGTGAGTGCAAATACATTAACAACATTACATACATTCAATGTCGCACCATCTGCTGCAGGAACAAGTTATGGTGGAGCAAGAGGAACGACCACTATCGGCGATCTTCCTAAATATGCTTCACAAACATTCCAAGATTTTACTTCTGGAGCAGACTCTGCAGATAAAGGATTCTACGTTCCATTCTTTGACACAAACTACGATTATCATCCACACTATTATCAGTGGGATGCATCAGCAGATACTTTCACCAAAAACAGTGATATAACAATTACAGGTGACACGAGTTCTACTCATTTTGCTTCAATAGCTGGTGCAGGTGGAGATAACTCAGGACACAGAGTCGTAATCTATAATGATACCATTGTATCTGGTGGAACTCGTTATCTTACTCTCTATGCGTTATCTGGTCAACAAACGATACACGATGCGACAGCAACTGCTAGGACATTTGTAACATATAGTTGCGGTGCATCTGATCCAAAATCTCTTACGCATCATAGTACAGTTACAATTCCAGCAACTCCAATGAATATATGTTATATGAAAGATGATAAAACTATAATCGGTGTTATCACTAAAGGAGCTCTTTATTTCTATACTTGGGATAATACAAACGGTTGGGAATTGACTCAGACTGTTACAGGAAGATTCCAAGCTATTGGCAGAGA